CGCGCCCGACCGCAACACGCTGGGGCTGGCCCGCACCGTGCCGATGGATGCGCTGCCGATGACCTTCGTCGGCCATGGCGAGACCACGATCAACCGCTTCGAGGCAATGACCCGCATGATGGGCATGATGCTGTCGAACATCCACGACGCCGACGACACCGAGACCTGCGCCCGCGAGTTCGGCTTCTTCCGCGAATGGGCACGCGGCCACATCGAGAACGTCGAGCGCGATTACGACCTCGCGCTGCACTGGCGACGACTCCTCGCACGCGAACGCTGGAAGCGCTCGCAGCCCCGCCGCCCGCGCGCCCGCCCGGTCTATGCAAGGCGCGGCTGATGACCGAGCAGATGACCCTGCTGCCCGACGAGCCCGATCCGCCCAAGCCCAAGGTCGAGCGCGGCGTGCCATCACGCTCGATGGTCGAAATGTGGGTGATCCGCTTCGACACGCCCGAGGCCCCCGGCCTGTTCATCGTGCGTCGGCATTTTCTGTTTCACGGCACCAAGCATGCACCCAAGGGCGCGTCGCAGGAGGATCACCACGCCAAGTGCGAGACCCTCGAAGAGGCGCGCACGCATGTGCCGATGGGCCTGTTCAGGTTCGTGCCCAAGGACGATGTCGTGACCAAGGAAATGTGGATTTGAAAGGGAGAGAGACATGCTGATACAGGCCAACCCCAACATCTTCGTCACCGTGATCACCGAGAGCCAAGAAGAGGATGGCAGCAAGACCGCCGAGGCACGGCGCGTTCTTGTTGTTGCGTGGCTGATTAACGAGGTGCAGCACCCCAAGCCCGTGCTGATGTATCACTGCGGCGATGACGCACCAGTCTACTTCGAGTGCGAGGATGGCACTTACGACGATGGCGTCGAGCATATCTTCGAGACCAAGCACGAAATGCTGGCCTACCACACCCGGATGATGAACCCGATCAAGGGTCAGTAGCCGTGCCCGAGACTGCAGGCCCTGCCGCGCCGTCGCGGGCAGACGAGCTGCGCGTGCTGGCGCGCGACTATCTCGATGACGACGACCTGCCGATCTACGGCACCATCGCGACCAAGGTCGCGGTGCTGGCGGGACGACTCGGCAGCGAAGATACATGGAACGCCTTCGCCACCACGGTGAAGATCGTCTACGACGCATCGGGCCGCAACTCGCCGACATGGACCGACGTGAAGGCGTTCCTGTCGGACCTCAAGAAGGCCGTCGTCAGGTTCCTCCGGCGAGCCTCGCGCATGCCCGGCGTGGCGCACGTCGAGAACATCGAGCAGATGCTGGAGAGCGAATCGCCGATGTTCGTGTGCGTCGGACTCCTGCTGCGCTTCAAGCGTGGCCGCATCTGGTTCGACGACTTCCTGTGCAAGATCAGGAGCGACTGGAAGTGCGATGCCAGCGACGACGTGGTCGAGGCCTACACGGTGGGCGACGAGGCGATGCGCAAGATCATGATGTGGATGATGGCGCGCAACATCGAGATACTCGGCCACCTGACGACGCGGGTCGTCAACGATGCCGTGGCCTATGTTGCCGATCTCGATCATCGCGACGTGCTGGTCGACCACGTCAAGGGCTCGCCGATGTGGGATGGCGTCGAACGACTCAAGGACCTCATGACGTTGGGCTTCGGGATCGTCTACGCGCCACGCGATGACGAGGAGGAAGCTGAACGACTCGAACACGAGGAGACCGAGAAGTACATCGTGGCGGTCGGTCGCAACTTCCTGATTGGCGCGATAGCGCGGGCGCTGCGGCCGGGCTGCAAGGTCGACACCATGCCGATCTTCATGGGGCCGCAGGGTGCCTTCAAGTCGACCGCCATGGGCATCATCGGCGGGCCGTTCTATCGGGAGATTTCCGAGCCGCCGACCTCGAAGGATTTCTACATGCAGCTCCAAGGCGTGTGGATTGGCGAGGTCGCCGAGCTGGCCTCGATCAGCGGCACCAAAGTCGAGACGGCAAAAGTGAAGGCGATGCTCAGCAGGCAGACCGACAACTTCCGACCGCCCTACGGGCGCGAGAGCCGCGATTACCCGCGACGAGTCGTTTTTGCCGGAACTTCCAATCCGAGCGGCACCGGCTCGCTCAGGGACGAGACCGGCAACCGGCGATATGACCCTGTCGCCTGCGGCACCATCGATCTCGAATGGCTTAGGACCAACCGCGACCAACTGATCGCCGAGGCGCTCAAGGAGTACGAGAACGGCGCGTCGTGGTGGGAGGTGCCTCAAGATGCCCATGCGCGGGCCGTGGCGGGGTATCAGCAGGTCTCGGTGCATGAGGAGACCATCCGCGAGCGATTGGCCTCCACGGCCCTGTATGACGGCACGAGGGGTGGTCCTGAGATGGACCGGCCCGTCGTGGCGGCGGGCAGCGACACGCCCGAGCGCTGGGGCAACGTCGTGCAGGTCGACCGGGTCTGCATGCAGTGGCTGGGTATGTCGACCGATCAGGCCGAGCGGTCAGGAGCGGCCATCGGTGCCGCGCTGGTTCGACTGGGGTGGAGCAGGAAGCGGCAAACCATCCGGCTGCAGGGGGTCCGAAACCCGGTCAGGGTGTGGTGCTGGGTGGCCAACGACCCCGAGGCCCGGCAGGCCTTGCGGGAGGGGGGCGGGCCTACAACTCAGGACAGTATCCCCTTCTAGTGTGTGGTAATTATCGGAATAAATAGTCCCATATCGGCTTTGTAGGCCCGCCTACAAGCTCCTTTGTAGTCCCCCGGAGGGCCACCAGTTTTATCCAATGATTTCATGCCGCTACCACTATGTAGGCCCTGTAGGCCCCCCTATCCCTCTCTTTCATACGAGGTAATGAATAGGGGGGGTGTGAATCGTATACGGCTAGAAAGTCTTTGCGACCGGGGGGCCTACGGGCCTACAGGGCCTACAAATGGTCGATTTGGAGCCCGGCGCGCGGCGGCGTAGGGTGCCAAAATGCCTCCTCCCGACCCTCGTGCGGTGACGACGCTGGGCATGCTCGACGGCGTCCCCGGCCTGCGACTCGCCGACCGTGACTGGCGGGCGCTGGCCTCGATGCGGCACCCGGTGAAGGTGGCGCTTTGGCTGGCCCTGATGCGGCCTACCGAGGAGCTGTTCAGTCGCGAGTCGTTGGTCGAGACCAAGGACGGCGAGGCGACCTCGATCCCGGCGATCCTCGCATGGGCCGAGACGGTGGCGCGCAAGGCGATTCGTGGCGACATGCAGGCCAGCGCGATGATCGCTGATCGCATCGAGGGCAGGACCGGCACACGACTCGACGAGGAGGACCCCGAGCATGCGCGCAGGCGCGGTGACATCCAGTTGGTGATCGAGCAGGTCGTCACGAGCATGGTCAACACCCGCATCGCAGGCGGTGAAGCGCTCGACATTACGCCGACCGTGTCGCCCTATCCGGTGGACAGTGAACGACAGGATAGCGATACTCGCCCCACAGCAGTGGAGGAGCGAGAGCGTGAAGAAGCGGACAACCAAGCGCGTGGCCAAAGCCTCGCCGAAACGAACGACTCGCCCGAGGAGCGCGACCTCACGGACCCGCTCCAAGCCCCGCCCTACACCAACGGCCACACGCGCAACGGCTCGAACGGCAGCGGCTAGGCTCAAGGCCGATAAGGCGCTGCTCGATGTCATGGATCGAGTCACTCGTAAGCGAGTGGTGCGTACACGCAAGCGTGTGAGGCCCCATGTTGGTCAATTCGGACTGATGAACGAGGCGCGCGATCCGCACGACAGCTATGAGACGCCCAAGGATGCGGTGCATCAGTTGCTAGGCAGCCAACGACTCGAAGGCCGCATCTGGGACCCGAGCTGTGGTCGCGGCATGATCGTGCAGGCGCTGATCGACGCGAGCATCGACAAGGGTCGCATCTTCGCCAGCGACAAGTACGTTCACCGTGCGCGGCTCGACGACCCTCCGGTGTCGGGCATGATCTCGCATGGCATCGATTTCCTTGAGCAGGCGTCATGTCCCGACATCGCCAACATCGTGATGAACCCGCCATTCAGCCAGAGCGACGCGCATGTGCGACACGCGCTGCAGATCATCCCGAGTAACGGCATGGTGTGCGTGCTGCTGCGGCTCACATGGATGTCGGCCAAGAAGCGCGCCGACTTTCTGATGCACCTGACGAAGATCATCATGGTCGGGCGACTCAAGATGCTGCCCGAGGGCGCACCCGACAAGGGCCACGGCGGCACCGTCGACTTCGCGTGGTTCATCTTCGAGCCGCGCATGATCGAGTCGACGATCATCGTGAGGGCGAAGTGAGCCTTCTGGCCGAGCTGGCCTCCTACTCGACATCGCCCGCTGCTGATAAGCCGGGGCGATTGCTCGAAGCTGCGCGCACGGTCACTGATCGACGTATGCGGTGGTCTTACATGCGCTACAATAGCTACGAGCTGGGGTTCGGCTACATGCACTACCACGTCCCGGCAAACGTCTGGTCAGATGCCAAGGCCTGTGCGCACGTCATTCGTCGAGCGGCTGCCAAGGATGCTGGACTTATGAGTTCGACACCCGAGGAAGAGTATTACCTGATCAGGTCAGGCCAGTGAGCATCGGCTATCGCCTTCGTCTGTTCATCGTCATGCTGTTCGCGGGTGGGCTGTCGTTGCGTCCGTCACCTCTATGGTTGTGGCGCTGGACGTTTGACGATCAGTGGTGCGACTGCGAGCAGGAGGGTATGAGCGCACGCGAGGCCTACACCGAGGTCGAGCGCGACTACCACAGCCAGAGTACGACGTGAGGAGCTGATGCCCACCATCCCGCACACCGTTCGCATCAAGGCCGAGGTCACCGAGCCGACCATGACGAACAACGTCTGGACCTTGGCGCAGTTCGTGTGGGATGGCCGCGTCGGCGTCGCGCGTCAGGACATCGAGGAGCATCGCGACCTGCTCGAATGGACGGTGTTCTGCGCGCAGAGCTACAACGAACTGCGCGTGCAGTTCGACATGTGGCTCGACCCACTGCCTGCGGTCACACGCTGGGATCGTCACTTCGAGATCGAGGAGGAAATGATCTTCGAGACCGATGTGATCGCGATGCGCGCACGCGCATCGGGCTGGTTCGAGCTGAGCGATGATCTTGATCGCATGGAGAAGCTGCTGGCGCAGGTGAGCTGCGAACGACTCAACATGCAGCCGATCTACTTTCGGTTCCCTGATGATCCACCACCACCTGATCGCACCGCGCTCGACGTGCAGACCATTGAGGCGGCACGCAGGCTGATCGATCCACAATACTGGCGCGGCCCGTTGCTAGAACGCGATCCACTGAGCGACGCGCTCGACAGGGCGGCAGGGCGCTCGCTGGCACTCGACAGGGCAGCAGGGCGCGCGCTGCTCGAACGAGGAACGGCGGACAACAACATCAACCCGAGCTACGACATTAGGCGTTTCCATCTCCCTGATCCGCTCGACGACAGGGAGCGCCACCCCGGCCTCGTCGAGATGCCCGGCTCGCAATCGGTACTGCGCGACATGCTCGATGCGTCGCAGCCTGTGCGTGAGGTCTATCGCAACGCCATCGTCTATGGTCAGGCGGTCCATCGCTTCACGTTCAGCGAGCCCCTTGATTCGAGCTGGAGTGCGGATCACAATCCTGCCGCTTCAACGACTGCAGAGGAGACACCCATGAGCGATCCCAACCCAACCCAGCCACCCGAGGCTGCGACCACTGGCCAGACGCAGGGTGGTGGCGAGGGCCAGCCACCCGAGACCTACGGCAGTGAGCCCGCCCAGCAGCCACCCGAGCATTCGGTTGCCACGCCGCCGACGCCCGCGCCTGATCTCGACGCCAACCCCAATACTGCGCCCGACCCGACGCCCACGCCCGAGCCCAGCGCTGAGCCGCCCGAGGGCACACCGGTCTGATCGAGCTGAGCGGCCCCGACGGTCGTTTTGTACGCGCAGCGACCTGACACGCTAATCGCCACCATCCCGATGACTGAGAGGGGCTAGGGATGGTGGCCTGCTTCGAGTCGTAACGACGTAGCAGGAGGACCTCGTCATGATCGGATGTCTCGTCTTAGCGTTCGCGCTATGCCAACCCGGCTACTATGGTGGCGGTGGCTACTATGCCCAGCCGGTGTACTACCAGCAGCCTGTCGTCTACCAACAGCCGGTGTACTACCAGCCGCAGCCGGTCTATGTGCAGGCGCAGCCGATGTACTACGCGCAGCCCTACTACGGCGGTGGCGGGCCATCGATCAATCTCAACTTCGGTGGTGGTGGACGTGGCTACTACAACCAAGGACCGCGCCACTACAGGCGCTGAGCGCTGATGGCGATTGGTCTCGATCCAAATGTCTTCCGTGAAATCTTCATGGCAGGCTGGGAGGCCGACGAGAAGTTCCTCGCCTCGCTGACACCTGAGAAGCGTGAGGCCGAGTTGGCCAAGCGCAAGGCGACCTACGAGCGCCAGCAGCGGGCGTGGGAGAAGCGCAAGAAGTACCTCGACTGGTGCGTCGCCAATAACGTATTCCCCGAGCGATGACCCTTGCTCAACGACTCGCGAGCGCCAACGATCATGAATTAGCTTTCATCCAAGCCGAGCATGCGTGGGCTCAGCACGCACGCCACAAGCAGGTCATCCCCCTCGTCGGCTGGTCGCTGTGCATCATCCAAGCCGGTCGCGGCTTCGGTAAGACACTGGTGGGCTCGTCATGGGTACGACGGCAGGCAGGGCTCTATCCCGGCTGCGTGATCCACGTCATCGCACCGACCTATGGCGATCTGCGCGGCGTCGTCTTCGGTGGGCCATCTGGCTTGGTGCATACGATCCCCGCACCGATGGTCGCCAGCATCAACAACTCGATCTTCGAGATACGGCTCGTCAACGGCACGCTGATCAAGGGGTTCAGCGCCGAGTCACCTGATCGCCTGCGCGGCCCGCAATCGCACTTCACATGGGGCGACGAGGCGGCAGCGTGGGGCACCAACGCCGAGGCCACGCTCTCCAACATCGATCTCTCGACCCGGTTGTTTTACACCAAGCCCGACGGATCGCGTGTGCAACCGCAACGACTCTACACGACCACGCCCCGGCCACTGGAGTGGCTCAAGAACATGCTGGAGCGCCGGGGCACCCGAGTCGTTCGCGGCACCACCATGGAGAACCGCTCGAACCTCGCCGAGGCGTTCTTCGCCGAGCTGCAACAATACGAGGGCACGCAAATCTATCGGCAGGAGGTGCTGGGCGAGCTGCTGGAGGTCGGCGAGGCGGCGATCATCAAGCGGAGCTGGTTGCAGCTATGGGGCGTCGAGCGGCCCCTGCCATGGTTCGACTTCGTGTTCGTCTCGCTCGACACAGCGCTCACTGAGAAGACGTTCGACAAGAAGGATTACGAGCCCGACTACACCGCCTGCACGGTGTGGGGCGTGTTCCCCGAGAAGCGACGCTGGAACATGATGCTGCTCGAATGTTGGCACGAGCAGATCGGCTTCCCCGAGCTGATCGTGAGGGCCAAGCGCGAGATGAAGGCCAAGTACGGCAGGCGGCGCGACCTGATCTTCAAGCCGATGATCGGCCCCTCGCAGTACCATGAGCAGGTCAAGACGCCTGACCTTCTGATCATCGAGGACAAGGGCAGCGGCATCTCACTCAGGCAGACGCTGCAGTACGAGGGCATCGATAGTTGGCCGTACAATCCCGGCAACGCCGACAAGCTGAGTCGCCTGCACGGCATCTCGCATGTCCCTGCGGCTGGCCGCATCTGGCTGCCCGAGTCGAAGGTGGTGCGCGGCGAGCCGCGTAGCTGGTGCGAGCCGTTCCTCAAGGAAGTCACGATCTACGCCGGGCCGGGAACGACTCGTAACGATGACTTCGTCGACAGCTTCTCACAGGCGGTTCGATATTTCGCCGACCGCTGGCTGACCGCTGGCGTCACCAGCAAGGAGCCCGACATCAAGGAGGACGGGATGGAGGTGCAGGTCCAGACCGCCGACGATCAGGCGATCTACGACCAGCTCCACTCGACCGAGGAAGTCCGCAATCCTTACGATTGACAAGCGTCAGGATATGTGCCCAGCATAATGGGCACCGTGCCCCGTGGTGCTGGACTTCATAAGACGGGGCATTGACGAAAGGGTCACCATGACCACGACCAACACCGTGCCCATGCACGCCAATGCGACGCGCCCTGCGCCGCTCTACCTCAACCCCACCGGCCAGACCATCGAGGAGCAGATCGAAATGCTCACGAAGATGATCGACGCCGACAACTGGGAGAGGCGCACCGAGCCCTACGCTCGCGTCATCACCATCACGCCCAAGCTGGCGCAGTACATCGTCGACAACATCGAGGAGAAGAACCGCAAGCGGTCGGCGGTGCGCGTCAAGCAGTACAGCAGAGCGGTCGTCGATGGCTGGTCGCTGACGGGCCAGACGATCATCTTCTCGCGCTGTGGCAAGCTGCTCGATGGCGGTCATCGACTGTCGGCCATCATCCTGTCGGGCAAGGCCATCCGCACCATGGCGGTGTTCGGCGTTCACTACGAGGCGTTCAGCTTCCTCGACATCGGTCGCAAGCGCACGCCTGCGAACACGCTCGAAGTGCTGGGCGTGGCGCATGCCACCACCAAGGCGGGGGCGATGCGCTGGGCCTACATCATGACCTTGGGCAAGTGCGGCCCCGTCCTCGACACCATGCCGCGCACGGTTACCGACCGTGGCTGGGTGCCGCTCAACGAGGACATCCGCAAGATGTGGGACGAGCGCTTCAAGGACGACGCGGTGTTCGAGTGGGCGGTCCAGCTCGCGGTGAACACGGGCCGGGCCTTGGGTCGAGTCGTCGACAAGAACACGCTGGCTGCGCTGTTCTTCATTTGGGCTTCGAGTGGCAACCACACCGCGATGCGCAAGGTCGAGGACTTCGCCAAGTCCATGACCGACACCAAGAAGCGGGCGTTCAGCACCGGGGCCAAGCTGGTCAAGAAGCTGCACGAGAAGCTGCATGCGGCGGATGGGCGGCTTCACGAGATCGTGCGAGTCGTTCTGACGGCGCGGGCCTTGGAGGCTCATATGAAGGGCGACAAGCCGGTGTTCAGCGGGGTCGATTCGGAGTCGACGCCACCGACCCTGCCGACCGTTGGCACCGAGCGGATCAAGGCGACGCGGCTGCTCTAGTCGTCAACCTGTAGTGGGAAAGGGCCGGGAAACACCCGGCCCTTTTTCTTTGACCAATCCTGACGATTGCTGTTGACACCGCTTGGTCACAGCCTCAGTCTCGCCGGGCGCTTGGTTGGGGGAGACGCATTGTGATCTCCAGCCGTGCGTTTCATGTGAAACCCAGTCTGGAGACATTCCAAATGAAGAACCTCAAGATGCTGCTGCTGGCCGGTATCGCCAGCTTTGCGTTCGCCGGTATCGCGGCTGCGCAGTCCCTCACCATCGGTGCGGGCACCACGTCGGCGATCTCGGGCGGCGGCGCTGCCTCACAGAGCGGCTCCGGGTCGGGCGCTCTGCTGATCGGCATCGCGGGCGGCAACACCGCTGGCGTGGCTTCGACCATCGGCAACGCCGCTGGCCAGAACACCACGACGCCGGGCAGCAACACCTCCATCGCGGAGAATGGTGCGACTTCGGCCAGCGCGACTAACACGATCAGCGGCGCTCTCGGCCTCGCCGGGACGACCAACGCCTCGCAGAGCATCGGCACCAGCACTGGTCTCGGTCAGGCGCAGGGCGGCTACTTCGTGATCCAGCTCGCGCCCTAAGCCGGGCGAACGGCTTCACACGCAAGTGTGAGGTTCCCCTTCCGAGGGGAAGGGGGGATCGGTCGCCAAGGCCGGTCCCCCCACCCTCTACGGTTCAATAATCTTGGCTAAACATCGAGAGGTTATCCAAACACTATCATGACGAAACTCAAGCGCTCTCTCACTTACGGCTTCGCCTTTAGCGCGATGCTCATGGCTCTCGCGTCGGCTCAGCCGAGCGGGGCGCAGACGGCCAACTCCAGCTCCAGCTCCGCTTCCGGTGCGACGGCTGGTTCATCGTCGGGCTCAGGCGCGGCGGCGATCATCAACCAGACGACCAACGTGCCGTCGAACACGACCTCGACCAACACCTACAACTCGAACGAGCGGGTGTCGGGCGGGACGCAGAACAGCGTCAACCAGTCGGGGCACGTCTCCAGCGACAGCACCTTTCGCACGACCCCAACCGTGTACGCGCCGCCCGTCAGCGGTGGTAACCCCTGTACCCTTGCCGTGTCGGGCGGTGTCTCGGTGATCGGCTGGGGCGCTGCCGCTGGCGGCACCTTCGTCGATCAGGATTGCGCCAATCGCCAGAAGATCGCGATGGTTCACAACGCGGGCTATCAGCAGGCCGCGCGTGAGCTGATGTGCAACGACCGCGACACCTACATGGCGTTCCGCTACTCGGCGACGC